TTCACTTTGGAAGATGTTATTCAATCAAGATTTTAATGTATTGGTAATTGCAACCAAACAAGAAGTTGCCAAGAACCTTGTAACGAAGGTTCGTGTAATGAATCAGTACTTACCATCGTGGTTAAAACAAAACACAGTAGAAGATAACAAACTATCCTTAAGATACTCGAATGGTTCTCAGATAAAAGCTACTTCTGCAGCAGGAGATGCTGGTCGTTCTGAAGCACTATCTCTTTTAGTATTTGATGAAGCAGCATTTATTGATAAGATTGAAGATATATGGGTATCATCCCAATCTACTCTTTCAACGGGTGGTAACGCAATTATCTTATCAACTCCAAATGGAGTTGGAAACTTTTTCCACAAAACTTGGGTAGGTGCAGAAGATGAAACAAATACATTTAATACAATACGATTACATTGGAGTGTTCATCCAGAAAGAGACCAATCTTGGAGAGATGAGCAAGAAGTATTATTAGGACCAAAAGGAGCCGCACAAGAATGTGATTGTAATTTTGTAAGTTCAGGTGATACTGTAATAGACCCACAACTTTTAACGTTCTACAAAGAAACATATTGTCAAGAACCAATCGAAAAGACTGGATTTGATGGAAACCTATGGAAATGGGAATATCCAAACTATAATAAATCTTATATGATTTCTGCAGATGTTGCTCGTGGTGATTCAACAGATTACTCAGCATGTCATGTAATTGATATTGAATCGGCAACACAGGTTGCAGAGTATAAGGGTAAATTAGATACGAAAGATTTTGGAAACTTCTTAGTTTCACTTGCAACTGAATATAACAATGCATTGCTTGTAGTAGAAAATGCAAATATAGGATGGGCAGTAATTCAACAAATCATAGATAGGTCATATGGAAATTTATTCTATATGAGTAAGGATTTGAAGTATGTAGATGTGGAAAATCAATTAACAAATAGATATAGAGCTCAAGATAGAGGATTAACTGCAGGTTTTAGTACAACATCTAAGACAAGACCTTTAATTATTTCTAAATTAGAACAATATATTAGAGAAAAATCAGTAACAATCCGTTCTACTAGAACAATAGATGAATTATTTACATTTATATGGAATGGAAATCGTGCAGAATCAATGAGAGGTTATAATGATGATTTAACAATGTCATTATCAATCGGATTATGGGTACGTGATACTGCATTAAGATTAAGACAAGAAGGAATTGATTTAACCAAACAGACCTTGGGAGGAATTGGAGCACATTCATTGGATGTAGGAGGAATGGGGTTTGGGGGAAACTCTTCATTGGAAGATGACCCTTGGAAAATGAAAGTAGGGGACTCACACGAGGACCTAACTTGGTTAATTAAATAATTTTATATTTATATAGTATAAGGAGAAATAAATTATGATATCACTATTAGAATTACTTAATGAAGAACTACATATGGAAGAGTACACCGTAGAAAACCATGATGATATAAAAGAATTTGTTCAATTTATGAAAGAATATAAATCTGACATAAATGAAGCAGAATATCAAGGTAGGACTGTTAAGTTAGGTAAACCAATGCAAGGTGATGTTAAAAAGTTTAAAGTATATGTTAATAACCCCAAAGGTAATGTAGTAAAAGTAAACTTTGGACATGGTGGTAGTTCTGCAAAGAAATCAGGAGAAAAAACAATGTCTATTCGAAAGAATAATCCAGATGCAAGAAAAGCATTTAGAGCTAGACACAATTGTGATTCACCAGGTCCAAAACACAAAGCAAGATATTGGTCTTGTAGAAAATGGTAATAAAAAAATAAAGGTTATAATTTAAAAATAGGAACAAAATGGCAGATACTTCATTTTTTGGTAGATTAACGAAACTCTTCAGAGCTCAAGCAGTTGTTACTGTTGATAAGGATGGTAAGAGAAAAGTTTTTGATACCGATGAAAGACAACAAACGAATTTATCCTCTTTAAGAGATAGATACACGAAACTACAAAAAAGTTTCTATGAACAAGCAGGTGGTGCACAATCAATGGCATACCAACAAGTTCGTAGAGAAGTTTTTAGAGATTACGATGCAATGGATAATGACCCAATATTAGCATCGGCACTTGATATATACGCAGATGAGTCAACACTAAAGAATGAATTTGGTGATACTTTAATGGTTCACTCTGATAACGAAAAAGTACAAGATATTTTAAATAACTTATTCTATGATATCCTTAATGTTGAATTCAACTTATGGCCATGGGTAAGAAATATGTGTAAGTACGGAGATTTCTTCTTAGGTTTAGAAATTGCTGAAGAAAAGGGTATTGTTAACATAACACCTCATTCAGTTTACAACACAGAAAGATTAGAAAGAACAGACCCATCAAATCCAAATTCAGTAAGGTTTAAAATAACCGAAGACCCAAATGGAAAAGAACAATACGAAAACTTTGAAGTAGCACACTTTAGATTATTAGCAGATACAAACTGGTTACCATATGGTAAATCAATGATTGAAAATGCTAGAAGATTGTGGAAACAATTATCTCTTATGGAAGATGCAATGTTAATCCATAGAATTATGAGAGCACCTGAAAAGAGAGTTTTCAAAATTGATATTGGTAACATCCCTCCAACTGAAGTTGACAACTATATGCAACGAATTATCAATAAGATGAAGAAAGTTCCTTTCATTGATAAGAATACAGGTGATTACAACTTAAAGTATAATATGCAAAACCTAACTGAAGATTTTTATCTTCCAGTTCGTGGTGGTGATAGTGGTACATCTATTGATAATCTTCCTGGTTTGGAAGCAGCATCTATTGATGATATTGATTACTTAAAAAACAAAATGTTTGCAGCATTAAAAATTCCAAGAACATATTTGGGATATGAAGAAAATATAAATGGTAAAGCAACATTAGCAGCAGAGGATGTAAGATTCGCAAGAACAATTGAAAGAATACAAAGAACAGTAGTTTCGGAATTATCTAAAATTGCAATCGTTCATTTATACTCACAGGGAATAACTGATTCCGAAATGACTAACTTTAGTTTATCATTAGTTAATCCATCTACAATATACGAACAAGAAAAAGTAAACCTTTGGAGTGAGAAAATTAGATTGGCCCAAGATATCCAAGGATTGAATATGTTATCTAAGGATTGGGTATATGAAAATATATTCAAACTAAGTGGTGGTGAGCAAGATGAAGAGAGAGTTAGAATGTTAGAAGATTTGAAAGATAGATTCAGATTCCGTTCTATTGAAGATGAAGGTAATGACCCTGCACTTGAAGATGAAGAACCAGATGATATTGAAGAATCTATTGAAAGAATAAAACAAGAAATTAAAGACAAAGGTGGTAGGCCGAGAGAAGGCGGAACTTATAAAAAAGATAAACATCCATTGGGTAGAGACCCATTAGGAGATAAAGAAAGAACAAAGAAAAGAAGTAGGACTTCGGAAGAAAGAGCTTTGAAGTATATCAATGGAATATCATCAAAACGTAAATATTTAAACGAAGATACAGATATGTTAGATGAGAGTAATATTATACAGGACACCGAAAATTAACTAATCTTCTATATTTTTATATTTATAATAGGATAAATTTACCGTATCACAATAGGAAAACTATACAATGAAAAAAATAAGACACTCGAAATTCAAAAACACAGGATTTCTTTTTGAACTTCTAACTAGACAAATTACACTTGAGGTGTTAAATGGGTCGGAAGAAAAATCTAAAGAAATTATAAAAGAATTCTTTGCGGGGAAAACCGAACTAGCAAAAGAGTTAAGACTTTATAATCTAATACTAAACGAGAAATATAATTCCGAAACTAAGGCAGAAAAGTTTGTAAATGTGATTTTAGAAGCACATACTAAACTAAATTATACAAAATTAAAAAGAGAAAAATATAATCTTGTAAAAGCTATAAAAGAATCATTAGATATTGATAGTTTTCTTTCATCTCCAGTTACTAATTATAAAATATTAGCATCTGTACATAAATTATTTGAATCAAAAGTTATTAACGTTACTGATGTTAAGGATGTATTTGATTCTAAACTTACTTTGATAGAACATATTTCATCTAAAACACAGAATACATTAAAAGAAAAAGAAGATAGATTAGTTGAAGATTATAAAAAGCAAGAAAAAGATTTAAGATTACTTACTTTTAAAATCTTAACTGAATCTTTTAATAAAAAATATACAAACTTAAATAATTCCCAAAAAGGATTGTTAAGAGAATATATTAATAATGTTTCCAATACTTCTAAATTTGGTGAATATTTTGAATCGGAATTAATTAAAACTATTACTGAATTACATTCAATGTATAAGGGAATGAGGGATAGGATTACAAAAATAAAGTTAAGAGAAACAATAAATGTTTTGAAAAAACAGAAAATCGGTAAGAAAATTAACGATGAACAAGTTTCTGCTTTAATGATGTCTTATGAATTGATTAAGGAGATAAAAAATGTCAATGGAAAAAAAGCTTAATAAATTTTTAGATGAGTTAATTCAAGAAGTAGAAACTGAATTGGATGAAGCAACTGCATCTGGTAATGTAGCTGGGTATAATACACCTGGTGCATTTTCTGATGGTGGTTCTAAAGATAAAAAACGTAAGAAAAAAATATCTACTCAATTTGGTATGAAAATCGTTGGTAAGATGGATGAATCAGTAATTACTGAAAGACAATTTACAGGGTTAGATGGAATTGATGATAAAACTCCGTTATCAAAAATATCAGACAAACAAAAATTAAAAATCATACAAGGGACTGGAAATATAATTTCATTTAAAGTTCCAAAGGGAAGTGATAGAAACTTTTGGCAAGTAATATCAAAAGGTAAAATTAAAAAAACAAGAAATCTTCAAGGATATGTAAGATATATTCTACCTGGTAAAATGATAAGTTCTCCCTTTTTTAAATCTGAAAAAGATTTAGTGAATGGGGTTGATTGGGATTCTGTTGAAAAGGCTCGTAGATTTAATGAATCAGTAAACGAAGCTAAAGTAAAAAGACCAGTAAATCGTTGGTTAGAATTAAAAAACGATGAAACCATGCATCCTCATAAGAAGATGGCAATGGGATTGAAGGAACTTAAATATCAACTTAGAGAAACTGAAAAGTTTTTTAATTGGTATGGGAAGATAAAATCTATGAATGAATTAGATTCTTCCGATTATTGGAAAAGAACAAACAAACATATTTATAAGATAAAGGAGAGATTGGTTAATATCGCTCGAACTATACAGGAGATAGAAAAATGAAAATAACAAGAGAAGCATTAAAAACCATAGTTAAAGAAACTATGATAGAAGAATCAGAGTATCAAGACTTTTTCAAAAGAGCTCTAGAAAAAGCTGGTGGTTCTATACCTAAAATGTCTGAAGAAGAAAAGAAGGCATTTTTTAACAAGATTGAAAAAACTTGGAAAGGTAAAGGAGAAAAAAACGAAATATCTGAAACAGAATTAGAAGAAGCTCAATCACCAGCACAGAAAGCAGCATTTGAAAAAATGTTAGCTAAAAAAGATGGTAAAGATGAATCTACTGATGATGAAAAAGAAGAAATAAAAGAATCAATCATCAAAGAAGGATTTGCAACTTGGGAAATGAGTTTTTCAGATATGAATCTTAATGGTGTTAAATTATCTAAGAAGAATAAGTATAAAGTGAAAGCAAGAAATACCGTTGAAGCAATTAAGAAAGCTGCAAAAATGGCTGGATTAAAAGGAAACGATTGGATTGCAACACAAACTAACTATTTGAAAAAAATAGGATAACATAATGACAAAAAGAGATTTGTACAATATCATCAATGAAGAAATTTCATATGCTAAATATGGTGTAAGCCATTCTTTGGTTACGGAAGAATTCAATGAATCTGATAAAGATTTAATAAGAAAAATCATCAGACAAGAGGTATCGGCAATCTTTTTTGATTTATTTAAAAAACGTAAAAGTTGGGGAGCATAATGAATAATTTATTAATAGAAACAAGACTGTTCGAAGGTAGAGTAAATGAAGATGATAGTGGAAGAACTATCGTTAAAGGAATTTTACAAAGAGCTGGTGCTGAAAACCAAAATGGTAGAATCTATCCAAGAGAAATTTTGGAAAGAGAAGCAAAAAAATACGAAACACTTATTAAAGAACGTAGAGCTCTTGGAGAATTAGACCATCCAGATTCCTCTGTAATCAATCTAAAGAATGTTTCTCATAACATAAGAGAGATACATTGGGATAATGATGATTTAGTAGGAACAGTTGAGATACTACCAACTCCATCTGGTAACATTTTAAAAGAATTACTTAAAGCAGGAATACTCTTAGGTATATCATCACGAGGTATGGGTTCAGTAGAGCCATTATCAGGTGGTAAGGTACAAGTAGGTGAAGATTTTGAATTGATAGGTTGGGATTTTGTTTCTAATCCATCAACTCATGGTGCATTTATGACTCCAATGAACGAATCTGTGAACAAACAACTTCAAGAACAAGCAGTAGTTTGTAATGAATGGTGTAAGACACAAGATTTGATGAGAGAAATTATAACAGAATTAAACTAAGTTATGGCATTTGATATAAAAAAATATTTAGGTGATAATGATATTAAATTAGGAACAGTAACGAGAAACGTTGCAA